TTGGTCAATTAGGTACTAATCATTTTCCAGATAATAACGAGTAGTTAGAAAAGCGTAATAATATGTGACTATAGTACTATAACAAATTAAATTTAATTATATGGAAATGTTTAACGAGCAGGAGCTTAAGAAAAGAATAGGCCCTCTTAAAAAAGCTGACAGTCTTTATGACTTAGAACAAGTTGAAGGATATGTCATTAGAAAGTGCCAAGAAAATGGCTTAGAAACTAGCTATGATGTAATGGCAGAAGAAATGCCATACTTTAAAACAATGGCGTATACTGAGTATGCAGGTAATTTTTACCTTCAACCTTTAAATTTTAAAATGCGTAACGAACAAATGATCGACGCTTGGCACGATAACGAAAGTGAAGTGCTAGACTATTCTTCTTGGTTAGTAAAAAAAGTTGTTGATAGCAACGCTAACAAGTATAAATACAGAAAAGAAGAATTGGACAGATTTCCTCCTAAGGACTATTTAATAATTTTACCGGGTTCTAACAAACTTAGAGAAAATGTTTGCTTAAATAGATTAAAGCACATTGTAAACACCCACGGTAATAATGTTTTATTCAAACCACACCCTATAACTACACACCAAATAATTGGTGAGTTAAAAGACTTTTTTGGTGAAGAGAATATTCTTCCTAAAAATGTAGACATGTACTACTACATGCAGAAAGCTAAAGGCGTTTATTCAACTCATATAAGTGAAAGCCCTTTGTTTGCTGGTGTATTAGGTAAAAATATAGAACCTGTGGATGTTTGGAACGATATACAGAGAGGCTCATTCTACTGCATAAATAGTTTCCTTTATCACAATCAAAAAAACATAGTAGAATACGTAAACAAAACATTTTCTAGTTACAAGTCTGGTATAATAAATCCAAACGTAGATAAAGACTGGAAAGCTAAAGTTGATAAATATATTAGCTACGTGTGTGAAAAAAGAGATAGATACAAAAACTGGTACATATCTTCACCAGCAAAAAAGAAGTAAAATTTTAATTAAATAATAATATTATGGCAACATATAAGAAAAAACCAAAAGCAATAGATTTAAAACCTAAGTCTATAACAGAAGAAGAGTTAAAAGTTATAAGAACTTTTGTTGAAACGTTAAACCAACTACAAATGAAAGTTGGAGGTTTAGAAGTTCAAAAAAATGCGTTAGTAGCGGAAGTTGCAAAAACCCAAGCTAATCTTTACAAGAACAATGATAAGCTGAAAGAAAAATACGGTGACGTTTCTGTTAATATTCAGGACGGAACTATAAAAGAGTTACCTAAAGATGAAAAATCTAATTAGAAAAATAAGTATAGGTAAAGACTATAAAAACGAAGCTATGCACTATTCCGTAGGCCAAGAGGTCTACGGTGGTCATACGATTTGTGATATAATAGAAGAAGATGAAAAGTTTAGTATTTACATTATGAAAAAAGAAGAGGTTTTGCCTTGGAAAGATTTTAATAAAAATATGGCAATAGCCGTAGAATACAATTTAGAATATTAATGCAAGGATTATTTAACTTTGTAGTTAAACCAAAAGGATCAAGATACAATAACGTAAAAAAAATAGGTGATAAAGAGCTCATATTAAACGCCGAGATATTTAGTCATCAGTACGTTAACAGAGAAGCTATAGTTGTTTCTTTGCCTAAAATTGTTAAAACAGATATAAAAGTAGGTGACACTGTTGTTATACACCATAATGTTTTTAGAAGATGGCACGATCAACAAGGTGTAGAAAAAAACAGCAGATCTTATTTTAAAGAAGATAAATATTTTGTTAATACAGATCAAATATTTTTATACAAACAAAAAGGTAAATGGTCAAGTCAAACTGATTATTGCTTTGTAAAACCTTTACAGTCAGACAATATATATGACGATAAAGAAAAACCATTGATAGGCGTTGTTAAATATACTAACAAGCATTTAAATATAAACGAAGGAGATTTAATAGGTTTCACACCTAATAGTGAATACGAGTTTGTAATTAACGGTGAGAGATTATACAGGGTTTTATCTAAATTTATTACAATCAAATATGAATATCAAGGAAACGAAAAAGAATATAATCCAAGCTGGACATAGAGCTGTTGATGAATTAATAAAGGTTGCAAAAGAGCCTATAGTAGAAACAGACGACGATATATCAGCTGATAGATTAAAAAACGCGGCTGCAACTAAAAAGCTAGCTATATTTGATGCTTTCGAGATATTAAATAGAATACAAGATGAGCAAGACATGTTAGATAACAAACCTAAAAAAGAAGAAGAAAAGTCTACTTTTGGTGGTTTTGCAGAAAGAAGATCTAAATAATGTACGAGCAAAGTTTATATAAGGTTATAGAACCTATTAAGATAAACACTATAAAAAGGCTTAACAAAAAGAAAGCCTGGAAGTATGGTTACAACAAAGAGCATGATGTTGTTGTTGTAAGTAAAACTGGTAAGATCGGTGAGGTGTATAGCATACAGAATTTAAAAATAGCATTGCCGAAGGCAACTGGTGTTAATAAATTTGAAAGTGATAAATGGGAAGTTACACCACAACCTAAAGCTTTATCTCGTTTAAAAACAATATTTGATTGGAAAGATATACCAAAAGAGTTTAAGGAAAAACATATAGATTACATAGAGGAAGAGTTTAAAAGAAGAGAAGAAGGTTTTTGGTTTTATAACAAAGGAAAAGCTACTTACATAACCGGTACTCACTATATGTATCTACAGTGGTCAAAAATTGATGTTGGTCAACCTGATTTTAGAGAAGCAAATAGATTATTTTATTTGTTTTGGGAAGCTTGCAAAGCTGATACTAGATGTTATGGTATGTGTTATCTTAAAAATAGAAGATCTGGGTTTTCATTTATGGCATCAGGAGAGCTAGTAAATATGGCTACAATATCAAGTGATGCTAGATTAGGAATATTATCTAAAACTGGACCAGATGCTAAAAAAATGTTTACTGACAAGGTTGTGCCTATATCAGTCAACTACCCTTTCTTTTTTAAACCGATTCAAGATGGTATGGATCGACCTAAAACAGAATTAGCATATAGAGTTCCAGCTTCTAAATTAACTAGAAGAAAGATAGAAGCAGGTAGTGACGATCATGATTTACAAGGATTAGACACTACTATTGACTGGAAAAATACAGGTGACAATAGTTATGATGGTGAAAAGTTAAAACTATTAGCCCACGATGAAAGTGGTAAATGGGAAAGACCTAATAATATATTAAACAATTGGCGTGTTACAAAAACATGTCTTAGGTTAGGTAGTAGAATTATTGGTAAGTGCATGATGGGATCAACGAGCAACGCTCTTGATAAAGGAGGTGATAACTTTAAAAAACTGTATAATGGGTCAGATGTTACAAAAAGAAACAGAAATGGACAAACAAGTACAGGACTCTATAGTCTGTTCATTCCTATGGAATGGAACTACGAAGGATTCATTGATTCTTATGGACTACCTGTATTTGACACACCAGAAGAAGAAGTTAAAGGGCCTTATGGAGAATATATCGATACAGGTATCATCGAACACTGGCAGAACGAAGTCGACGGCTTAAAAAATGATGGAGATGCTTTAAATGAATTTTATAGGCAATTTCCTAGAACTGAAGAGCACGCTTTTAGAGATGAAACACAAAACAGTATATTTAATTTAGCAAAAATATACGAGCAAATAGATTATAACGAAGAGCTAAACGCACCATTAACTAAAGGTAATTTTCAATGGGTTAACGGTATTAAAGATACTAAAGTTATATTTTACCCAGATTCAAAAGGTAGGTTTAAGGTTAGCTGGACACCTAAGTTTGAATTACAGAATAGACATATAATAAAAAATGGAATTAAATACCCTGCTAACGAACATATGGGTTCATTTGGATGTGACTCTTATGATATATCTGGTACTGTTGATGGTAAAGGATCTAAAGGTGCTTTGCACGGGTTAACAAAATTTAGTATGGAAGATTGTCCTCCAAACTCTTTTTTTTTAGAGTATATAGCTAGACCTCAGACTGCTGAGATCTTCTTTGAGGACGTTCTAATGGCACTTGTGTTTTACGGGATGCCTATACTAGCAGAAAATAATAAACCACGTCTATTGTATTATTTAAAAAGGCGAGGTTACAGAGGTTATTCTATGAATAGACCTGATAGAACTTGGAACAAGTTGTCCACAGCTGAAAAAGAAGTAGGTGGTATACCAAACTCAAGTGAAGATATTAAGCAAGCTCATGCTGCTGCTATTGAAATGTATATACAAGATCACGTTGGTAAAAAGAGAGATGGATCCCACGGTGATTTATATTTTAATGAAACATTGCAAGACTGGGCTAAGTTTGATATAAATAACAGAACAAAATACGATGCTGCAATAAGTTCGGGATTAGCTATAATGGCTTGTAACAGACATTTATATAGACCACATGCAGACATAAAAAAACAAAAACTAAACATAAACATATCAAGATATAAAAACAAAGGTATGCACTCAAAACTAATAGATTAAAAAATGGCAGAATCAATATCAAAAGGTTATTTTCCAAGTCAGGTTGTTAGCGACTCTGAGAAGATCGGGCTTGACTACGGTTTAAAGGTTGCCAAAGCTATAGAAGCGGAATGGTTTAAACGTGATTCTGGTACTAATAGATTTTATAACAACCAAAACGAGTTTCATAAGTTAAGGTTATATGCTAGAGGAGAACAGTCGATACAAAAATATAAAGATGAATTATCTATAAATGGTGATTTGTCTTATCTTAATTTAGACTGGAAACCAGTTCCTATAATACCTAAGTTTGTTGATATTGTAGTTAATGGTATGGCCGAAAGAACATACGATATAAAAGCATATTCTCAAGATCCTTACGGTATGAGTAAGAGAACAGAGTATATGGAATCTGTAATGAGAGACATAGAAACTCAAGAGCTTATAAAGTTTGCTCAAGACTCTTTAGGTATAAACTTACAGGAAAATCCACCTGAAAAACTACCCGATAGTGAAGAAGAGTTAAGTTTACATATGCAACTTAGTTACAAGCAAGAAGTTGAACTAGCAGAGGAACAAGCCATAACAACTATATTAAATGGTAATAAGTTTGAAGAAACAAGAAAAAGATTATTTTATGATTTAACAACTATTGGTATAGCTTGTGTAAAAGATAAATTTACAACAGCTGAAGGTATTAAAGTTGAATACGTGGATCCTGCAAATATAGTTTACTCTTATACTGAAAATCCTTATTTTGAAGATATATATTACATTGGCGAGGTAAAAACAATACCTATAAATGAATTAAAAAAGGAGTTTCCTAATTTAGATGAAGAGCAACTTTTAAAAATAAAAAAGCAACCTAATCAAAAATCTAACTTTAGGTATACTACAGCTAGCACTAACGATAACAACGATAATAACACTGTAGAGGTATTATACTTTAATTATAAAACTTACATGAATGAAGTTTATAAAGTTAAAGATACCATGAGTGGTGGTAGCAAAGTTATATTAAGAGATGATACTTTTGATCCACCAATACAAGAAATGGTTGGTCAATTTGAGAAAATTGAAAGATCTTTAGAGGTTTTATATGAAGGAGCTTTGGTTTTAGGAACAGATAAATTGCTTAAATGGGAAATGTCTAAAAACATGATGAGACCTAAAAGTGATTACACTAAGGTTAAAATGAATTATAATTTAGTGGCTCCTAGAATGTATAAAGGTAAAATTGAGTCTTTAGTAAAGCGTATAACTGGTTTTGCTGACATGATTCAATTAACTCATTTAAAAATACAACAAGTATTATCAAGAATGGTGCCAGATGGTATTTATCTAGACGCTGACGGTTTAGCTGAAATAGATTTAGGTAACGGAACTAATTATAATCCACAAGAAGCATTGAATATGTTTTTTCAAACTGGTTCCGTAATAGGTAGATCGTTTACGTCAGAAGGAGATATGAATCCTGGTAAAATACCTATTCAAGAAATAACAAGTGGTAATGGTGGTGGTAAAATACCTGTGTTAATACAGAATTACAACTATTACATGCAGATGATTAGAGATACAACCGGCTTAAACGAAGCTAGAGATGGTAGTACTCCTGATTCTAGAGCTTTAGTTGGTGTTCAAAAACTAGCTGCTGCTAATAGTAACACCGCTACTAGACATATATTGAACTCTGGTTTATATCTTACAGCTGAATTAGCTGAATCAATATCATTAAGAATATCTGATATATTAGAATACTCTCCAACAAAAGAAGCATTTATACAAAAAATAGGTGGTCATAATGTTGGTACGTTAGAAGATATAGCTAGTTTACATCTATATGATTTTGGTATATTTTTAGACGTATCTCCTGATGAAGAAGAAAAATCATTACTTGAAAACAATATACAAGTTGCTTTAGGTCAGCAAATGATAGATCTTGAAGATGCTATTGATTTAAGAAATATTAAAAATGTCAAGCTTGCTAATCAATTACTAAAAGTAAGAAGAAAAAAGAAAAGAGAAAGAGACGAGTTGCTACAACAAAAAAATATAGAAACTCAAGCAAACGCTAATGCACAAGCTCAAAAGATAGCTGCAGAAGCTGAGGTACAAAAAAACCAAGCTTTAATGCAAAGCACTATGCAACTTGAAGAAGCCAAAATGATGCTAGATCAAAAGAAAATGCAACAAGAGGCTATAATCAAGAAAGATCTTATGAATCATGAGTTTATGATTAATATGAGACTTAAAAACATGGAGCTTAACATAGGTAAACAAAAAGAAACAAATAAAGAAGATCGTAAAGATGAAAGAACTAGAATACAAGCTAGTCAACAATCTGAGCTAATAGATCAAAGAAATAACAATAAATCACCTAAAAAGTTTGAATCAATGGGTAATGATAGTTTAGGTAACCTAGGTAATCTAGGTAGTTTTGACCCAAGATAATAATCGTTTAATTTTATAATATTATATTATGGCAGAAAAAGAAAAGCCGCAAGAGGTTGTAGAAGAAATTCAACCAGTTGCACAAGAACAAGCAGCAATCAAAGATAGTGAAACTATAACTGATGCTAAAATCGAAGCTCCTGTAAAAGAGGGTGGAGATATGAAAATGAAAGAAAAACCTAAAAGACCAAAGCAATTAGTCAATCAAAATGAAGACAACGATGCTATTAAGGTTGATCTTTCAAAAAAAGAAGAAGTTACTCCTGTAGAAGAAACAGAGGTAAAAGATACACCTGTTGTTGAGCAAGAGGTTAAAGAAGAAGAGCAAACTTCAGTAGTTGAAGAGATTACAAATGAAGAAGTTGAAGAGCAAACAGAGGAGCTACAAGAACAAGTAGAAGAAGCTGTACAAGAAGCTCAAGACACATCTGAACCATTACCAGAAAACATACAAAAAGTCGTGGACTTTATGAATGAAACTGGCGGAAGCTTAGAAGAGTATGTTAGATTAAATCAAGATTACTCTAAAAAAGATGATAAATCTTTACTTAAGGAATACTACAAGCAAACAAAACCTCATTTAAATGATGATGAAATTGGTTTTTTAATGGAAGACAATTTTGAATATGACGAAGAAATTGATGAGGAAAGAGATATTAAAAGAAAAAAACTAGCACTAAAAGAGCAAGTTGCCAGTGCTAAAAGCCACTTAGACGGGCTAAAGTCTAAATATTACGAAGAAATTAAAGCTGGAAGCAGGTTAGCGCCTGAGCAAAAGAAAGCAATTGATTTTTTCAACCGTTACAATCAAGAAGCAGAAACTACACAAAAGGTAGTTCAGGAACAACAAACCAACTTTTTAAATAAAACCAACGAGGTTTTTAACGATAAATTCAAAGGTTTTGAATATAATATTGGTGAAAAAAAGTTTAGGTTTAATGTAAAAGATAGTGACAAGGTTAAAAATGACCAAAGCGATATTAACAATTTTATTAAGAAGTTTCTTGATAAAAATGAAAATATGAAGGATGCTACGGGTTATCATAAATCTTTATTTACTGCTAATAATCCTGACGCTGTAGCGAAACACTTTTACGAACAGGGCAAAGCAGATGCTATCAAGGATAGTATAGCTAAGTCTAAAAATATCAACATGGATCCTAGGGAAGCACAGTCAAATGTGATACCTACTTCTGGTTGGTCTGTAAAAGCTGTTCCTGGTGATACAGTTTCTGATTTTAAGATTAAGATTAGAAAATAACATTAACAATTTAAAAATTAAAAATTATGGCATTAGCTGGAACAGGCGCGGAGTTATCGCACTTAACGCCGAGACCGAATAAAACTTTATTTGGTTCAAATTATTTATCAATCGCTGGCAACGACTTTAATTTCACAAAACAATTCCTACCGGAAGTTTATGAAAAAGAAGTTGAAAGATACGGAAACAGAACTATTTCTGGTTTCTTATCTATGGTCGGTGCTGAAATGCCTATGGCTTCTGACGAGGTCGTATGGTCTGAACAAGGTAGAATCCACGTAGCTTACGACGATGTCGTAGGTACTGACGTTTCTGCAAACTTACTAACATTTTCTGCTGCTCACTTACTAAGCGTCGGTGATACTATCATCGTTAGCAAAGGTGGTGTAACGTTAAAATGTTACGTATCTGCTGTACCTAGTACAACTACTATAACTGCACAACCTTACACTGCTGCTGATATTTCAGGTATCGGCGCTGATGCTGTGACTGCTGTAAAAGTATTTGTTTATGGTTCAGAATATGCAAAAGGATCAAGCAACGCTGGTAACAAAAAAGATGCAACATTTACTTCTTTCTCGAATAAACCAATTATTCTAAGAGACAAGTACAGTGTAAATGGATCTGACACTGCTCAAATTGGGTGGGTTGAAGTTGCTACTGAAGCTGGTACTTCTGGATACTTATGGTACTTAAAATCTGAGCACGAAGCAAGAATTAGATTTGAAGATCAATTAGAAATGGCTATGATTGAAGCTGAGAAAAAAGCATCTTCTTCTGCTATCTCTGCTTCAGGTATTTCTGGATCTGAAGGTCTTTTTGCTGCTATTAGCTCAAGAGGATTAGTATACAACAACGCTGATTTTGATGACGGTATCTCCGGTGGAGTTCACGTTGGGCTTGCTGAATTTGATAGCATCTTACAAGAGCTTGACAAGCAAGGATCAATTGAAGAAAACATGATGTTCTTAGACAGAGCTACGTCTCTATCTATTGACAACATGCTTGCTGCTCAAAATTCTTACGGATCTGGTGGTACTTCTTACGGAGTATTCAACAACTCTGAGGAAATGGCGTTAAATTTAGGTTTCTCTGGTTTCAGAAGAGGTTCTTATGACTTCTACAAAACTGACTGGAAATACTTAAATGATTCAACTACTAGAGGACTTGTAGCTGATATTGAAGGTGTTATCGTTCCTGCTGGAACTTCAACAGTTTACGATCAGATTATGGGTAAAAACATCCAAAGACCATTCTTACACGTTAGATACAGAGCTTCTGAAGCTGACGATAGAAGAATGAAATCATGGATCACTGGTTCAGTTGGAGGTAACTATACAAGCGACGAAGATGCAATGAACGTACATTTCTTATCTGAGAGATGTTTATGTGTTCAAGCAGCTAACAACTTTGTATTGTTAAAATCTACTGATGGTATCCAAGGATAATCAATAGTACTTAAAAGGTAAGGGTGCTTCGGCACCCAACCCTTTTATTTTTTTTATAAACTTTTTAATTATATTATATTATGTCACAAGTAAAACAAGCCGTTGGAGTACCAGTAGGTACACAATGGGAAATAAAAGATAGAATTTACTATCTAACAACAAAGGAACAACCATTAGTTTTTTCTTTGCCTAGTAAACATACTAGAAGAAAACCATTATTATGGTTCGATACAGAAGCGGGTTTTCAAAAAGAATTAAGATACGCTACTAATCAACCATCACCATTGGTAGATGAACAAAAAGGTATGGCCACTTTAGGTCGTATAGTTTTTAGAGATGGTGCTTTATCAGTACCTGCAAGAGAGCAATCTTTACAAAAAATGCTTTCAATTTATCACCCTCTTAAAAATGTTATATATCAAGAACATAACGAGGTTGAGATAGCAAGTGATGACTTAGATTACATGGAGCTTGAAATAGAAGCTTTAACTATAGCTAAAGATTTAGATTTAGATATAGCTGAAGGTATATTAAGAGTAGAGCTTGGTAGTAAAGTCACAAAAATGACATCCAAAGAACTAAAAAGAGATTTACTTTTGTTTGCTAAAAGAAATCCAGCTTTATTTATAAGCTTAGCACAAGATGAAAATGTACAGCTAAGAAACTTTGGTATTAAAGCAGCGGAAGCGAACTTGATTAAATTGTCGCCTGATAATAGACAGTTTACTTGGGCTAGCAACGGCAGAAAACTAATGACAGTGCCATTTGATGAGCACCCATATTCAGCATTAGCTGCGTGGTTCCAAACAGACGAAGGTTTAGAAGTCTTTAGTAATTTAGAAAAAAGATTAAAATAACAATCACTTATAGAGGTAACCATCTCTGTGAGGTGGTTACTTACTATAAAAAAAATAAATATGGCAGTTAGTGTAGATACAGTTTATCAAAGAGTTTTAGCAATAGCTAACAAAGAACAAAGAGGTTATATAACACCTCAAGAGTTTAACTTGTTTGCTAATCAAGCTCAATTAGATATATTCGAACAATACTTTTATGACTTGGATCAATTTTTAAAAATGCCTGGCAATGATTCGGTTCATGCAGACATGGTAGATATTATTCAAGAAAAAATAGATATATTTGAAAAATACAGAGCAGCCGTAGTTATGGCAGACGGTGGTGTAGGTACTTTACCAGATCATTATCGTATGGGAGAATTATATACTAATAAATGTGGTAGTTATGTTGAAATTGACAAAATAAATCAAAACGAAATACATCACATATTAGCATCCCCATTAACAAACCCAACAACAACATATCCTGTTTATGTTAGAAACTCAGGATCAACAGCTGTAAATAGAAAAAGATTAATACAAATTTATCCAACAACAATAGGTGCAAGTGACACAGTTGTGTGTAACTATATAGCTAAGCCAATTAAAGTACAATGGGCTTATACTACTGTTTTAGATGAAGCTCTTTACAACGCTACACTTGCTGTAGATTTTGAGCTACATGAGTCTGAAGAGTCTGAATTAGTTATAAAGATATTAGAACTAGCTGGTATAACGATAAAAGATCCTCAGCTTTATCCAATAGCCGCTCAAGAAGAAGCACAAAACGTCCAACAAGAAAAATAACAGAACATGCCTTTATTCACAGGAACACAACAGCAATATTACAACAACGCAATTCAGTTTACGGTAGATTCTACTATAAACTCAAACAGTTATGTTACATTAACGTTTAGCCCTTTACCAACAGTTGAAGGTGATTTTGATGTATTTATTAACGGAGATCAATTAAACGAAAGTTTATATTCATATAACAGCTCTAATGGTAGAGTTACATTTGTGTCTAGTGCTAATCCTGCTGTTGGTGCGGTTGTAATAGTTAAACAAAGATCACTAGAGGAGAGTTTAGGTAATTACGAGCATATAACGTTAAAAGATATTGTTCAAAATTTCATAATAACATATGTAGGTGAAGACAAGCTTTTGCCAAAAGCAAGAAGAACAGATGTAATGTTTCACGCTCAAAGAGGTATTCAAGAGTTAAACTACGATACATTAAGATGTGAAAAATCACAAGAAATAGAAATACCACCATCTCTTAAAATGAAGTTACCTCACGATTATGTTAATTACGTTAAGGTAAGCTGGAGAGATAGCTCTGGTATTGAAAGAATAATATATCCTGCTTATAAAACAGGTAACCCAACCGCGATACTTCAAAGCGATGATTTTGAATATGTTTTTACAGACGGTGGTGAAATATTACAATCATTTGAATCAGAAACTTGGAAACAATTTAAATTAACAAGCTCTTCAAATACTTCAGACAACCCTAGAGATGATGATCAATACGACGCTACTTTAGCACAAGGTAGAAGATATGGTTTAACACCTTCTTACGCGCAAGCAAATGGCGTATATTACATAGATCACGCTAAAGGTTTTATACATTTTAGCTCTGATTTAAATGATAAAATAATAACACTAAAATATATAAGTGATGGATTAGCTGTTGATGGAGATTCAGTTGTACATAAATTTGCTGAAGATGCAATATACAAATACATGATACACGCTATGTTAGCGGCTAGAACATTAGTTCCTGAGTATTTAGTAGCAAGATTTAAAAAAGAAAAGTTTGCCGCTATAAGAAAAGCAAAAATAAGATTAAGTAATATAAAAGCTGAAGAAATTTCTCAAGTATTAAGAAATAAATCTAAGCAAATAAAACACTAACACATATGCCAGATATTAAACATCACTTCCGTTTAGGTAAAATGAATAAAGACCTGGACGAAAGATTAGTACCTAATGGAGAGTACAGAGACGCTCTTAACATTGAGATTTCTACATCTGAAGGTAGCAATGTTGGTAGTGTTCAAAACATTAAAGGTACAACGCAAATATTAGGTAAAGTGTATGACTCGAATAAAAAAGTTATAACTGATAATTGGAATACAGATAGCTTTGGTTTAACTAACGCTATTTGTGTTGGTACTAAACTAAATAACGAGCACGATAGAATATACTGGTTTATAAAAGCTGACGAAGCCGATTGCATAGCCGAGTATGATGACGCTAGCGGTGTAATATCACCGGTGTTGGTAGATACAAATAACATACTTGATTTTAAAGCAAGTACATACATAACAGGTATAAACGTTCTAGATGGTATGTTAATGTGGACGGATGGTGAAAAAGAACCTAAAAAAATAGATATAAGTGTTTTTAAATCTGGTTGTAGTTCTGATTTTACAACACACACTAAATACACTGGTCAAATAATAGCTTCTTCAGATCTAGCTTCTTCTTCTAGTTTTACAGAAGAACATATAACGGTAGCTAAACAAGCGCCGATGGGTA